GTATAATTGTTTCCAAAGGACTTAATATTGGATCTTACACGAGCAGTATGTTGTTTATTGCTCATACGACGGGAATCTTCACCCACAAACTCTTCATTCTTTACTTTCTTTCTAGGATCATTTGCTTCACCTCTTTCATAATCTGCCTGAGTAAGAGGTTTATATCGATCATAACCACCTCCACCTTGCTTACCATAACGCTGCTGTCTTCTCTTAGCAGATCTTTCTCTCATTGCAGCAACAGAATCTGCTTCATCAAGTTGCTCTTCATTTACATTATATTCTTTATAAGTTCCTGCTCTTCTTGCTGCTTTGTTTCCTGATCCTCTATCACCAGCACCAAAATCACTTTCACCACCTCTACCACCTCTTGTAGCCCTCTTTGCTGGATCTGCACTTACCTTACGACTATATGCTGTTCCACCAGGATTCTTCATTACTTTCTTGTAACGCTCACCAGTTAGTGCTTCATCTACATACTCTTCATTCTGTTCCTCTGCAGCCTTTCTTTCTGCTTTTCTTTTTCCTAGTTCCGCTCCTCTCTTTCTTTTTTCTATAGTTTTTAATTGACTGATATCTTTATTTGCAACACCCTTAGCAAAAGCACCCAGCATAGACCTTACATTCTTTCTGGCATACTCATTTGCCTTTTCAGGAGTATCTAATACCTCATCAAGTTGCTCTTCACCAAGAATAATCGCAACTGCTTCTTCATCAATCAGATTAGCCATCATCCACTCTGCTTCTTCCAGAGTATCTACATATCCTTCTACATAAAGGAACTCAAGGACTACATCAAAGATATCAAACTCTTCATTTGCTTTATTTAAAGTTCTGATGATTTTCTTTTGGCGATCATATTTTTTCTGACGATCCTCATCACCAGTTGCAGGACTTACAATATCTCTTCCAAGATTTCCTGCTTTTCGGAACATTTTATTCTTAGGAAGTGGTTTCATTTCTTCACCAACTTCTTCGATTTCCTCACCCATTTTCCTGCGCTTGGCATATGCTATTTGATCCATTTTCCACTTAGCATACCTCTCACCTTCTTTTGCAGGAAGTGGTTTAATACCTCTTCTTCTTTCTGCTGCCATATCTCTTCTGGTTTCAGAAGATTCACCTTTTACTGCCTCTTCAATTTCTCCTGGAGCATAAACTTCAGAATATGCTTCCAGTAATCCTCTAAGATCTTTGATATCCATTAGAAAATCGTTATATTCTTCTAAGGATATTTATAAATTACTAAAGTTTACCACCAACAATTCCATCACTTACAACTCGTACACTTCCTTCTGGCCATCCTTCTTGTTCACACTTAAGATGCCACCTTGTCATACTGATTACTACATCTTTATCCAATCCAGTAATCATTCCTCGTCCTTCTTTTGTAATGGTACGGAAGAGACCGAATCTAGTCTCTTCCACGCGAAAGCAATCATCAATCCAAGTATGTTCTTCGCTCACAGATCACCTTCTTTACGATTTTCAGAACGCCATACATCAAAACTTCCCTCTGGATAACGAGCACTCAGTTTCTCAAAGTTCATTTGCATTAGTTCTTCAAATGAAGTATCAAGTGCCATACATGCTTGTGCCATATACCAACAAATATCTCCAAGTTCGCGCTTCATATGAAACACATTTTCTTCGTTATATGGTTTGCCCTGAAGGAAAATCTTTTTTACAACTTCAGTAAATTCACCTGCCTCTGCACTAATACCAAATGCAGCAGTCATTAAACGAGGAACATCAGCATCATCTTGTGCTTCGAGTTCACTCATTCGGGCAAGCAATTGTGCAAAATCACTACTTGCAGGACTAGTTGTTTCACGAACAAACTCAATATATTTTTTAGTATCAATTTCTTTAGTCATGAAAATCTACAATAAAAGGTTCTAGTTTGGTTTCAGGAAGAGATTGCTGTAGTGGCAATTCTTGTCCTGAGATTTGAATGCTTGGTAATTCAAGTTTTGATAATTTTACATCTACAGTTTGATTCCAGTCAAGTCGATTAGTTTTATAAGTTCCTTGTCTAACATCTGCTAACCATTTGGCCGCTTCTTCTGTTCCACAATCAGCAACCTTACTGCCCTGATTATCAAACACGGTGTAATAAATCAAAACTTAAACCCCTCAAATGTTTTCTTTGGTTTTGGTTCTTCATAAGTATACTCTTCTTCTTTACCGCTGTCAACAATATCCTCTTGTGCAGATTGCTCACAATCATAAAGTCTCATCTTTGCGCGATCAATTCCAACAACAAATCTTTTAAAGACTGTCGGATCATTATAACGATTTTTCAATTGCTTCACCATAATTTGCCCAAGACTCTCCAACTCTTCAGTGCTAATAAGGGCAAACATAAGATCAGCAGTAGCAGGGAGACCAAAGGATTCAGAAGTATCAGTAAGTTCAACATCAGAACTACCATAACCACTACGAGTGGTTTGAGTAGCAGAAACGATGGGGACATTGAACTCCACTGCCAATCCCCGAAGTTCTTCAGCAATAGCTTTGATATATGAATAAGAATTGACAGAAAGATTTCCTCTATACCGAGAGGAAGCACAAATATTAAGGTAATCAATGAAAATAATATCAGGTCTAAATGACTTTTTAAGTGCAAGTTCATTAAGAAGTGATTTAAAGTGTCCAGCATGTGCAGAAGCAGTTGGATACTCTTTAATTATAAATGTTCCTTGTGTTTTTTTAGAGATACTTGTAACTTTATTTTCAAACATTGACTTTGGAAGTTCAGTCAATTGCTGAATTGGAATATTCAGTAGATTTGCATCAATTCTTTCAGCAATTTTTTCCTCTGCCATTTCCATTGTAATGTAAAGGACATTCCTTCCTTGCAAAAGAACAGAACTAGCTACATGACACATGAATAGAGATTTACCTACACCAGTACCAGCAAGTGCAATATTGAGAGTCTTATTAGGCAAACCACCTTTCGTGATTTTGTTGAAATATTCTAAATCAAATTCAACTCGTTCTTCTTTTTTGTGATATAACTCATATCGTTGCTCATAATCAACCAAATAATCATGGCCAATATGAGTATCAAAACTCACGGAAAGAGCATCAGATAGAATTGTTGGAATACTATCACGATTCTTTTTTTCATCCTTTCCATCTGCAATATGAATGGATTCCATGAGTGCAAGATAGATTGCACGGTCACGGCACCACTTTTCAGTAGTATCAACCAACCACTGAAATTCTACAGCAATATCATTTAAAGAATTGATAAATTCAACAACATCTTTAAAGGAAGAATCATTAATATCTTGTCTTTTTTCAACCTCAATACAAAGAATTTCTTTCGTAACTGGTTTATTATATTCCTGAATAAACTTTAGAATTTCTTCAAATACTATCTTTTGACTAATATCTTCAAAATATTCTGATTTAATAAACGGAACAACCTTACGCAAATAATCCTCATTATTAATGAGATTTCTTAGAATAAGAACTTCAACTTTTTCCATGAGGCATATCAAATACAAATGTTATTCTTGTCTCATCACCGATATTCACGGTTCCATGAGGTAGTTTGTTATTAAACCATAAAAGAGTTCCTGGTTCAACAATCACACTTCCTGTTCCACAAAAATATTGATATCTTCCAAGAATGGAAAGATGATATCGATCTCTTGTGAGGTAGTAAGTACCTTCATCAATATGTGCTCCTACGATTTCATCAACTGGAAGAGAAAGAAATCCACAACGATGAAGTTCTCTGTTTCCAAAATTTTTGCGGATAATCTTTCGTATTTCACTATGATGTTCGTATGCTGGAGTTTTGATATTGATTTCAGAATCTCCAACGAAGTCTTCCTTGTTTTTGACTCCACCTATTATAAGTTGTAAAGCACTTATTGGCAAGTCAGAAAATCCTCTATCAACTAAGGACTGAGAATCCTTCAGATATTTCTGATGGTCCCAGTCCTGAGGATATTTCTTTAGTTGTTCGATGACTTTAGAAACATTAATTCCAGTCTTGAGAACTTTAATCATTTACCATAACTAAATTCTTTATTTGCAATTTCATCGAGTGCTTGCATTACTTCTGGCGTAAAGTATTCTTCAGGATTTGCAAGAATTTGTTTTGCATAAATTTTCTTTCCATCCATTTCATAACGACCCGCCACATTTTTCCAAAGTCCACCGATTTCTCCAAGTTCCAAAAGACCATAGTATCGATCCAATCCCCTCTCATCATAATACAGACGAATCTCTACTTCTTTGTTCTCTTTACTCAAACGCGACTTAGCAGTCTTAGCTTTGATAATATTTCCGATAACTTCCGTTCCGTCCTTTTCTTTTTTCTTGCTGAGATATACGATAGTAGAACTGGCATACTTAAGACCAGAACCACCGCCCATCTCTTTTGTAGGAACATAAGAACCGATAACATCATAGGTGTGATTTGTAACGATCATTGGAATTTTTGCTTGACCCAATTTGAGAGTAAGCATCCTGAAGGCACCTTTAACAAGTTGAGATTTTGTCATATCACGAACTTGTTTGTCATCCAGGGCGTCTTTAATCTCCTTTTCGGTAGAAAGCATCCCCAATGAGTCTAACACAAACATACAAGGTTTGCGTTCTTCTACAGGTTTCTTTAAGTATATATCAACGGCCTTCAATGCTTTTGTTCTAAACTCTTCAATTGTAACAACATTGACAACAACTGTCCTAGAAGTATCAACTCCACGACTCTCTAAAAGAGATTTAGTGATGGCAGCCTCAGTATCAAAGTATAAGCAGTAACCATCAGGATTAGAATCCAGAAAGTTTTTAACAACAGCGAGAGAGAAAAAAGTCTTTCCAGTAGAAGACTCCCCAGCAATGGCAGTAATCTTATTCCCAGATACACCACCAAATACACTACCTGAAACCAGTGCATTAAAGATGTAAGCACCGGTGTCAACATAGGTTTCGGTTTCATCAATTTCCGATGCAAGTTGTGTATAATCGTCTCCGATTTCTTTTACAATATCTTTTAAGAAGTCCATAAATCACTCAAAAATATAATGCGGATTCTCAGATTTAAAAATCTTTACCTGCTCTTCAGTTTTAAAGAACTTAAAGAGTGTTGAGTTTGGATGCTCTTTAAGTTGGTATTTTAGT